GATACCGGCTCGTAACCATGCAACCGCATCGTCTTGTTGAATTCACGCTGTGCCATTCTGCCCGGAACCGCCGGAGAAGACAGCCCCAATCCGCCAACGGTTTTCAACTTGTACGTTGGAAAATGTCCAACCGATCGACCAGAAAAAGCATTGGCAACGATCATGGCCACCGGTTCCAATTCCAAGATTTCTTCCAAATGAGTCAACGGTTCTTCAAAATGCTCGAAGTATTCAGAAGCAAAAACCAAACCACCCTTTCTCAAACCATCGATGCTGTCAACGATTGAAACACCCACGCCTCTTCCCATTATACGAGCGATTGAAATTTGTTTCGAGCCCTCGATGTTTGTGCCAACAACATCAGCGTTTGGAAACAATTGTTTGAGTCCAGCAGTCGTAAAGCCGATGCCGCATCCAACATCAATCACCGTTTTCACAGCAGACAGGTCGTCAACGATGCTCTTGTTGTCCAGGGATTTCTGGTGATTGATCCCCTTCAAATACCCCCTGGAATAAATCCTCCAGCAAGCCCATGTTTCCGACAAGTAGCTGTCTTCTCCGTACACTCCATAATCGGGCTTTCCAGCTTCCAACGAGTCGTACCACCTGTTCTCGTACCTTTCAACACGCTTCTCTTCCTCCGAACTCAATTTCCTGCGCATGTATTTTCTGGCCAAGATGTCCGACATTTCAGCAACGACGGAAACGTCAATCCCTTCGACCTCTCCACATGCATCCAAGAACAATTGGTGGAGTTCTTTGTTCCTTGCGTTCAGTACATCTTTCAACAAGTTGACATTCATTTCAATCCGAATCTCTTTCGATTCCGATCGCGCTGAGCAGCAATCGTGCTGGGCACGATGATGTCACTCGATTTCTCGAGCACTTCTTGTTCTTCGTCCTTCGTCGGCAGGAGACTTTCCTTTGCTTCTTTTTTCTTCCACCCGTCAGCGAATACTCCAGAATCATCAACAATTTCGTTCCACTTCTTGCCGTCCCACCAACCATCAAATGAACCTTCCGGCCACATGCCCGTCCAATCACACTTGCTGAATGCACAATTGCATTGACTGCAATATGGAATTCCTGCCCTGTCCTTGTTGTGCAAACGCTTGCGGATGCTCTGCATCAATTCACCGAACCAATACTTCTTGAAACCTTCCGGCCCATCCTTGACGTTGCCGAGCAATCCGCCGCTCTCGCACAAAAAGTCAATGCAACAAAACAGATAGTTGCCTTCATAATCGACGGTGGAAAAACGCATGGGTATGGTGCATTTTCTTTCGTACGACTCGCGGACGGGCACCAAGCCCTTTGGCATGGCTTCTTTCCAATCGATGTGGTTCAAGAAGGTGCTCATTCTCCCGAATTTGCGCCAGCGCATTCTCTTTTCCGGGCAATCGCGAATCACGACGAGCTTCATGTCCGGATCGTTTGCATACGACCATGCATTGCGGTGGTTCGGACTGCCGATCTTGTGGTCGTCGTACAGATACCATTCAGCACCGCTCTTCTTGGCAAGATCAATGAACCAATCCTTCTTGCTGTACACGTCAAACACGATGACATTCAATCCAGCGTCGAACATCTTGCCCAGTGAAACTTTTCCAGAAAGAACATTCGAACCGTTCGTGTGAATCAATTGCTGCGTAGTTGGACTCACTTTCCTTCCAAGTTCGATCATCTCGTACAATTCTGGATGCAAAGTTGGTTCTCCGCATTGTCCAAGTTCGAGACGACCGTTCGGCGTACACTCGGCGACGACTTTGAACATAGATTCCCATGTTTCTTTCGACATGTATCTGTGAACACCGTCCGAAGGAAACACCCGTGCCGAGCAGTGCCAGCACTTGAAATTGCAACCCCGAACAAATTCGACTGCCCAGACCCATGGCCCGTACCGCCCCAGTGGCTTCTTGCCCTTTCCGATCGTTTCCCAATCAAGCATCGTTCATCTCCTGTTGCGACACGAGAAAACCCCGGCTGCTGATTTCAAGCAGCCGGGGCAGGTAAAAGAGCGAAGGTCACGCGTCGTCCAGACCGTTGACATACCCGTTGATGGCATGCCATGCATCGGTGAGCTGGCTTCGTGATGCTTTCGGATTGCTCGAACCGTACAGCTTGTCGACTTCTTCGACCATCTCGTCCGTGACGCCCTTCGGCAAGCCGTGCGTCTTGATCACCGTTCCAGCCACGAACCGGCGGTTCAAGACGCTGCGAACACCGGCAAGATTCTCGTATTCCGGACCAGCGGCCGACTTGGGCTTGCCGTTCTTGGACTCCTCCGTTTTCTTGGAAGTGGTTTTCTTCTTGCTGGGTTCTTCCCGTTCCTCCGATTCCAGTTCGGCGTCCACTCCCTGTTCTTCCGGTTCTTCAGCAGACTCCTCTTCCGGGCCGTCGTCCTTTTCCACGAGCTTGACGTCGCCCCCGATTTCGGCGATCTTCGACAACAACTCGTTCAAACGGTCGGCTTCCGGGTGGTCGTCGGGCACCGAGATGTCGGTGTCGTTGTCTTCGAACATCTCGGCCAGATCGCGCAACTTGGAACGCATCCGCTTGCGGTTCCACGACGAGGCCGTGCTGAATCCCAACGCTTCGCACAACTCGACCACGTCTTTCCTCACAAGTTTGGTACTCATTGGATCTCCTTTCGATTGTTGGATCCCGTTCAATTGACTGGTACTCCCTGGTACCAACTATCTATTATACTACCCAGTAGTTCTTATTCTGCTACCCTCCGCACGGGCTCGTACCATTCCCAACATCCCGCGACGACGGCTTGGTAGCTCTCCCTGAAACGGCCCTCCCGTCTCACTATCCAGTTCAACCTGGCGACGCCGTTCTTCCTGTCGTTCTCGCTGACGTTCACTCCTATCATGCCGTTCACGTGTGCCAACTTCGTCTTCCGCCCCGAGAAGTGCTGCTTCCTCAAGACTTTTGCCTTGTCGCCGTATGCCGCAGCCGACGATTGGGTCGCCGTCACCACAAGACAATGTTTTTCCTGGCTCATCCTGCGGAGAGCCTTCCACGTTTCATCTATCTGATCCAACGTGTCTCGTACCCCGTACGGCGGGGCGAGAATGTCAGCATAATCGATCACCAGAACATCGGGTACCCACCGCATTTCCCTTTCCCAACTTGACAACTTTGCCGAAATGTCGTCCACCGACGTCGACGTGTTCGGCCTGCAGCAGATCCACAGCCTGTCGACTCCCCTGCAAGTTCTCTTCACGGCATTGTAAGCAGCTCTCTGGGTCGGCGGCCCGTCAAATTCCCTCGTCTCCGTCGAAATCTCCCCGTCCCGGTCGACGCTGACCGGAACGCGCAATTTGGACTTGAAATTCTCGACCGAGGGGATCCTGAGAGCACGGGCCCCCAACCGCCGGAGCACCTGGTCCTGCGAGTTGTCGCCGACGTCGAAGTACGCCACCCGGCACCTGTTTCGAACCGCTCTGAATGCGAGATCGAGCAAGAATACCGACTTCCCCGTCTTGTCGGGAGCCATGAAGGCATACAACGAATCCCTGGTCAGCCACTTGCCCAAGAACCCCTGCAGCTTTCCCGGGTAATAAATCAGCGAATCTTGTCTCTCCTGGTCATACGCCTGCCGCCAAGCGTCGTAGTCGGACACGACCCTGCAGACCGAGTCTTCTCCCATCTCGATCCGCTTCAAGCTCGCCAGTTCTTCGAACGCCTCTTCCGGCTTTCCCAGTTCTTCCAGTTCCTCGGCCCGCTGAATGGCACGCCGCACCTTGACTGCTGCAAAGTATTTCGCAGCACGGTCGAGCTGCCAGTCCGAGTTCTTCTGCCCGTCGTTTTCTTGTTCCCTGTCAGCAGCCAGAAGAAACCGCTCGACTCCGCGGACGGTTTCCTCCGGCATCTTGGTTGTTCTGGCCCAATCTGAATAGATGTCGCGAAGCTGGCCGTTCGGAACGTCGCCGTACTTTCTCAGATGGTCGACCATCCACCCGCCGACCAGGTTGGCCCACGGGGCATCGAACAATCCCTCCCCCGTCCATTGTCCTGCAACCCGGGACAACACTGTTCTGTCCGTGGCCATCGCGGCCAGAACTGCACGTGCTTCTTCGCCCTCGCGGCGTCTGGCTTTCATCCTATTCGATCTCGTTCCATTTCAATGTGCCCGGTTTTTCCCCGAAGTGCTGGAGCGCTTCGTCCGTGTCTTCTTGGGTCGGGTAGTTCTCGCACCACAAGCCCCTTTCCCTCTCGAGCCATTCCCTCACCCTTGCAACCAGGTCGGCTCTCGGGTGCTTGTTCTCCGGCACTTCCCCGGAATCCGATTCCTGCCGGAGCTTCGCATCCCGGAACTTGCCCCACTTGTCGAAGACGTCTGCAGCCTTGTGGATCTTCGGGCACCACGGCTCGGAGTAGTGGATCTTCATCCACTTGACCATGTCCCGAACTTGTTCCTTCGGGACCTTTCGGCGGAAACGAAGAGCTGCGATGTGCTTCGCGAGAGTTGGAACTCGGACGCTTCTCGGCGGAGCCACTATGTCGGCGTCATGCAGTACCAGTACTTCCCGCAGGTGCCCGGCGGCTTTCTTGTCCCAGTCGTCCGTTTGCACCAAGTTCGGCCCTTCGTTTTTTCTTGTGCGTGGGCGCTTTTTCAAAGCGCCCCCATTTCTTTCTTTCTTATTAGTATCTTTCTCTGATCGGAGTATACTTTGTATACTGGTCCTGTTTACTTCGTATACTGGTTTTGTATACGAAGTATACTGGTCAAGAGGGAACGAAGTATACTGGTCTCCGTCGATCAACTTCAGCCGGTAGAACTTTCTCAGGCGCCCGTTGTCCCCCTCGATTTTCTCCTCCAGGTAGCCGTCTTCGATTGCCTTCTTGATTCCCTGTATGATGGACTTCCTGGTCAACCCGGTGCCGCCGTCCATCCTCTCGCCGTTCTTCTTCTTGCGCCCGTTCTCGAACTCGTCGAGCGTGATGCGCTTGAACTCCCCGTACTCCAAGAAGCCCCACGTGTGCCGAAGAACATATTCAACGATCTTCATTTCACCGAGGGAGGTGATGGTACTCGTGATGCCGATCCATTCGGCAGGCATCCGGAACCAATTTTGACCGGGAGCGCGGAACCCGGCAAACTTGTTGTTCATCCAAACCTCCGTGCAAAAGAAGAGCCCGGCTGGGGTGGTATTCCCAGCCGGGCGAAAACTTTGAACTGGTGAGACAGCCAAGAGTCCAGTTCAAAATGAAGACATGGCGGATGACAACACGACATGACCATCTCCAACAGTGAACTCGTGTGCTGCCTTGCAACACCATACCACGCTCGGCAGCATCATCGTATTATACACACCCAGGAAGATTTGAAAAACAACGGTTTCACTCCAGAAATGCTTTCCTGATTTCCCCGATCTCGTCCTCGTCCGCATCGGCAAGATCGTCGCCAGTTTCCAGCTGAACGACATGCGTTTCACCGGGATACTGCTGCAGCACGTCGGCCAGGGCTTCGGCTTGGCGTCGTGCGTCAGAATCAAAGCAGATGGCCCGCATCGGATGGTTTCCCATTCGTTCGATCTGCTGGGGAGTGACTTTCAAGCCGAGCGTAGCAACAGCGCCCGGCCCGACTGCCCAGACGTCGGTCGGGCCCTCGACCACGAGCAACGCATGCCCGGCCAGATCTTCGCCGTACAACACCGTCTTGTGATTCACCAGTTCTTGTTCCGGCGAGGCCGACAAGTACTTCGGGTTCCGCTCGCCGATTGCCCGCGTGGTCCAGCTCACCACCCGCCCGCCGAGTTCGATGGGTATCCAGATCCGCCATGCCAGGGAGCTCAGCGGCCCCGTGGATTGTATTCCCCACAACGTCTCGATGGAATCAGGGTCGAAGCCCCGTCGCTTCAAATACGCTCTGTGTGGCTTCTGGAGGCTTGTCAGGCCCTTTGGGTATTCGAGCCCTCTTCCCGGCTTGAAATCAATTCTGGGGGCATCTACGCCCGATAGAAACGATATCCCAGTTTTCTGGACGGCGTTCCAGTCGATTCCCGCGGCTTCAGCAAGAAGCTTCATCGAATTGAAGCCGCCGCACTTCCAGCAGGCGGCACGGCCGGTCGACAATTCGATGCCCGCATGAAACTTGCCCGTTCCCTGCCCGCATCTCGGGCAATCGATGCCGATCCAGCCAGCGCGCACATGCCGGTGGCTTCCGCCCTCACGGTAGTCGATGCCGTGCTGGCGGAGAAAGTCTTGAATCGTCATCGTCTTCCCTCAGACGCCTGGTTCTTCACCGGCATCGCTGCTCTTGCCGGCAGCATGGCGCAGCGGATTGCCGCCGTTGCCGCCATCACGGTAGCCGGCTCGGTAGACGGACTTCACTCCCGAGACGATGTCGGTGAGCATCAGCTGAATGAGTTCTTTGTCAACACCTTCCGACTTGTCCAGCACGACCGACCAGCTCGACAGGATGCCGGATATGCCCTGGCGGACGACTGGGGAAATCTGATCGACGTCAGCGGCGTTGCCGTATCTGGAGAGGTCGTTCTTCCATTCACCGATCTTGTCCAGAAATTCGTTGACGGTTTTGAATTGTTTCTGCATCTTCTCTGTTTCGTTCATCTCTTCATTTCCTCCAAAAGCAGGTCAAGTACATCCAGATCCTCGTCGTTGGAACGACCGTCGATCACAGCCGACAAAGTTTCTTGCTTGCTCTGTATTATACCAGCGAGGTTTTCTTCCACGGTGCCGGCGGCCATCAGGTAGTGAACCCACACGGTCGACTGTTGGCCGATGCGGTGGCAGCGGTCTTCGGCTTGAACGACCGCTCCGGGCTGCCAGGGCAGCTGAACAAATGCGACGGTGGATGCCGCCGTGAGATTCAGGCCGACGCCGGCAGCTTGCACGTTTCCCACCAAGACGCGGGCATTTCCAGATTGAAATTCCAGGCGGGCGGCTTCCCTCTTTCGTCCGACCACAGATCCGTCGATCGTGACGGTCTCGGCGTCGAGTCTTTTGGCCAGAGTGCGAACAGCGCCCCGGTGAACTGCAAACACGACCAGCTGCTCGTCGGTGTCGCGAAGCCAGTCGTTCAACCAATTGATTGCTGCTTTCATTTTCAGTTGTGCTGCCAATTTCAACAGCCCGCCCGTTCTCGACACGGCTTCGGCTCTCCCGGCTCGTTTGGCCGCTTCGGGATCTCTTTCTTCAAGCCATTCCAGGTAGTTCTTTTTGGCCTGCGCGTATTCCTCTGGATTCTTGAGCGGCATCGGCACGACCTGCCGCATCTTGTTGGGCAGATCTTTCAGCACATCGGCCTTGCGTCGGCGAACCATGCACGTGGATTTCAACAGATCGTGCAACTCGTCCGAGTGGCTCACGCCGTTGAAATCCCATCCCCAGTAGTTCTTCTTCCCGTTGCAGTAACGCAGCGCGTATTTGAATCTGGAACGAAACACGCTCGGTTTCAACATGTTCAGCACGGGAAACATCTCGATTGGCCGATTGAGCATGGGTGTTCCGCTGAGTGCGATTACATATTGTGCCTTGCTGCAGAGGGCACGAACTGCCCGTGTGCGCTTGGCTTTTGGATTCTGGCAGTAATGGCATTCATCTAGAACCACGGTGCCGGGCCGCAGCTTCTTGAGAACGGGCAACCAGTGAAAGAGAATGTCGTAGTTGATCACGATCAGGTCCTCTTTCACCGGAAGCCCGGGTGCGATGCCTTCGCAGATGAACGCTTGCCGTCCGGTGACTTTTTGAATCTCAGACTGCCATTGATACTTGACCGAGGCAGGACACACGATCACCGCAGGCAAGCTTTTCGGGCGGTTGCGCCCGATGAACCAGAGGCTCATGGGCGTCTTTCCCAACCCCATGTCGCAAGCACACAGAACTCGCCCGCCGAATTGTTCCATCTGGCGGACGACCTCCTTCTGGTAGCGCATGGGTTTCATTCTTTCTCCTTCAGTTGAGGTGGCGGAACCGCTCGTCGCGAACGCCTGCCGCGTAGCAGGCCCTCGAGAGATTGTGGATCATGTCACAAAAGCGTTTGGCAGCTACGATTGACATGTTGTGACGGACTACAAACTCGGTGCCGTACATGGCTGCCATCGCTGCGGCAGCCTCTTGAACGACTACCGGAAGTTTTGCGTCGACGAAGTCCGAAACGTAGTCATCCAGATTTCCGACGGCTTCCTCTCCGAGGTTCATCGCCTCTTGGATGTTTTCCGCCTTCTCCATTCTGTCGCGAATGCTCATCTCTCGTCTCCTTCCTTTGGTACTCGATCGTGAAGAACGAACGCCGTTCTTCGTTGCGATAGAAATCCATCACGGCAGCAGCCGATTCGGCTGCTTCCTTTCTCGTCGGATACGGGCCGTAGGGGCCGTCGATCTCGTCGCCGACGACCCACCAACTGCTGCCCAGTTTCTTGGGTTTCAGCTTGGGAATCTCGGTCACAATACAAGTGCCTCTCGTATCTCGCCGAACGTGTTGCAGATGGCAGCAACGGTCCAGCCCATGTCTCTCAACTGGTGAATCAAGCCGGAACGAATGCACGACGGTCCGTCTGCCGAACAAGCGATTTCAGACAGATCCCACGGGCTTTCCAGCAGCAATTCAACCACCTGTTTGGCGTTGTCGCTGAGTTCGAACAGGAACCGATCGATGTCGAAACGGTTCTTGTCTGCATGGACGGTGAGGTCGATGTCTTCGCCGCCGGCCACAGTCATCTGTTCGAGCTTGCTCTTGTACCTGCTCTTCAGAATCTTGCTGGTGACATGGTGCCAGAGCCATGTCGTGAACTTGGCCTTTTCCGGATTGAACGAGTTGTAGGCGTCGATGAACGCCTCGTTGGCAAGCGAATAGTACTCGTCCCAATCGCCGCCAAACTTTTCTACAGCTTTCCAAGCCATCATGAAGATCATTCGTTCAATGTCTTCATATGTTTCTTGCATCGCGTCTGGTGCAACGGTTGCTGCAGCATCCATGATTCTTGTCTCCTCTGGTGTTTGGGTAAACAGTGGACCCGGGCAGCCGTTCGTTAGCTGCCCGGGCCCGTTGAATCGGATCTTCCATGGTTCCAATTACCCGCCATATTATAGGGTTTGGAACACAACCTAATCGTCGAACGACAGAGAACGACTGGGCATGTCCTTCAGCAGCCCGCGGATCTGTTCTCCGACTTCTTGCAGGCCCTTGCGAGTTGCAGTTCGAACAGATTCGATGTCGCGAAAATCTGCCCGGGACTTGCCGCTCATCAATTCCTTGGCTTGGTCGACCAATTTCACCAGCTCGGCGTCGTCAACCACCAAGCGTTCTGGCAAGAGAGCAATCCATTCGTTGAAGGATTGCAGTGCCTTGTCAGTGACTGCCCGCTTTTTGCCGTTCTTCTTCGTGCCGAGCATTCCGGACAACTTGTCGATCAGATCGAGCAGACCGCACCGAAGGGCAGCCTTGATCTCGTCGATCGCCCTCGACAGTTCCTCAGTCTGCTCGATCCCGTTGCTGGGGGCAAAGTCCAAGAACAAGCGTTCCATCCAGAACTTCCGGCGCATCTGATCGACCGGCGGATAGTTGTTCTGGTTGAACTGCCCCCGCAACCGTTCTTTTGCGTTCTTGATCAGAGTGGGATACTCGTTGCAGAAGGCGTCTGCCGCAGCGTTGAACTCGCTCTCGGCTTCCTTCAACTTTTCT